CACGTTGTTGTTCTAACTTTTTTTTCGCTGTAAATGCCTCTATTGCTTCTTGCTCTACCGACTGTGCGGCAAACATCTTCTTCAACATAGAGGGCGACTTAGAAGATTTGTGTATGTGGTCTACGTCACTGACTGCCCCCATCCAACGAGACAAATCTGATGCCATAGCATCTAGTTCACGACCTGCTGCAAAGGCTTTTTTAATTCCGTTGTATGCCTGTGTAGCCGCAGACAGCGCAGCCCCTACCGTTAATGGATCTATGGTTGCCTCCCCCTAGTGTAGTTATTGGTCTTTATACTTAGTTAAAAGAGCAGCCGCCACATTAGTAGGCCAAGTAACGCCTGTTAATTCATCATTACTATCGAAAGAAGGATTCCATGTGCTTGTTCCTGCCGCAGGTAAACCCCTTAACTCTTTTCTATACGCAATTAAAGAAGTTTTTTCACTATCCGTCATAAGCGCTTGTTTATCAGGAAGCATCCACTCATCTGTTGCTTCTAACCTAAGCTCTCTTTCTTCTTTTGCTTCACCTATAGCCACACTTGAAGACGTATCTTTAGCGTCTATTTTTTGTGAATAGGTGCGTTCTGCACCATCTGAGATAAAGCTAGGAACACCTACGGTAGATGCCCACATATACACAGCGTTATCAAGGTCTGCAGTAGTCCAATCTTTTTTTACATGCAGTGTTGTCTTTGTTCCACCTTCTAGTGTTACAGTTACATGACTATTACCTGAATCAATCTCTGAAATTGTATACTTAGTAGACATATTTATCTCCTTTTGTCTCTATAATTGTTTAAATAAGCATCCTTAAAAGATGTTTCCATAATATATCTAAACCGTTTATGTTCTTTTTTATCTTCCTCATTATATACTTTAACTTTTGTTTTTCTTTGCACTCTGGGTATTGGAATAACTACTCCTATAACAGTACCCCTTTCTATAACGCCTGTATATGTTTTATCTCTCATGTAGCAAGGCAGGTTAAACGTCAAACCCATTTTATCTGTGTCTACTAAACCAGAAAACGGTTGAATAGGGAGTTCAAAATTATTTAGTGGTGGCACAAGTAAAACCGACCACCCATTAGTAATATTAATTTTCCAAGGGCATATTAACTTTGGTAGTATAACTTGAGTTATTTCTCCTGTAGAGGCATCCGTAGGTCCGTGTTTTATTTTGTCGGTAGCAAAACTCATCCCTTCTATTTGTTGCCAAGGATGCCCACCCAAACGATTATACTTAGTACCATCTCCTACGGAAGGTTCAATCATTACTCCATTATCGTAATTGTCTATAAGGACACCTTCTTTTATATAAAGATCTTTCCAGAGGGGTATGCCGTATCCTAGTTTCATTGCATCGTGCATAGGCATACATGATCTTGCATGATTAAAAGTGGGGTTTTCTGGTTTTAAATTTTCTGCTTTTCGGTTTTCTTTTGGAAAAAACTTTGCCATATCTGCAGGTTTAGGTATATTTTCATATCCGTATAAATCTGCATATTCACTATCTAACGAAAATGTTATTTCTAATTCGCTACCTACTAAAGCAGCTACATCTAAATCCGTTGAATCTATATCTTTTACTTTTTTTAACATTATATTCCTTATGGGTCTGGTGTGATAGTTCCGTCATCCTGCGCTAGGGTTAAAGAACCGCTTGAAAAAGTTATTGATGCCCCTGCACTTCCTGCACTTCCTCCGCTTGAACCTGATGGAGGCGCGCCTGTTGATCCTGCCTCGCCGCCTGCACCTAAAGCACCTCCGTCACCCCCTGCTCCACCTGCTCCTGCAGGCCCAGGACCATCTGTTCCTGATTGTCCAGATGCTGCATTTGATCCATAGCCTGCTCCTGCACCACCTGCACCACCTGCGCCCCCTGAGTAAGGTGTGGTACTAGAAAATTGTCCTGCTCTATAAATTCCAAAATTCCATTGCCCAAGTTTGTGACCTTGCCCTCTGTAGTAAGTATAACCATGAGGAGAATGGTAATAATATTGTACATAATTAGGTCCAACTGCTCCGTTTGTAATAATTTGACCTGCCCATCTTGCTTGAAAAACACCTGGGGTTTGATTCTTTTGATTGCGGATAGCGTAATTATAATTTCCAGGACCATAGATGTGTCCAGATGAAGGTTGTCTAACGTAACTGTTAGTTGTCACACTAGTATTGCCTGCCTTTCCACCGCCGCCTCCACCGCCGCCTCCTCCAAGCACGTTTGAACCAGACTGACCTTTGTAGATAAAAGAAGAGGCTGACGTTATAGCTACTCCACCATTACCTCCTGATCCACCTGCACCAGAAGATCCTGCGCTTCCTCCAGAACCTGCTGAACCGTGTATATTACCTGCGTTGTTAATAGTAAGCGTACCGCCCAAACCACTAGGAATACTAAGATTACCTACCGTTGTGCCACTAGTAATGTTTAAAACTTTTGGTGTTCCACTGGCCCAAGCAGTAGCACCAAAGTAAGAACCACCGTCTATGTCAGGGTTGTTTACGTCACTGCTTATTTCTACTTTAATTGCTCTATTAGCGAAAGAACCAAAGCCTAATACATTATAACCAAAACTACTCATGTGTACTCCTATGCGTCATTTGCTGCGTCTGTTGTAAAGAATAATTTAATACCTAAAAGCCTAGAATCTCCTGATTGATCGTCAGCAGAAACATCTCTCATAACTTGAAAAAAGCACAAGTCCTCTGCTGCAGGCGAACCTGCTATAGTGACTGCACCACTTTCTGCTGTAACATCTAAGTCGTTACTTGTTCCTGAGTGAGCTTTTGCAGTAGCTACTACCGTAGTACCAAACGCTGTGTTTAAGTCTCCGTTGTCAGAGAAAGATCCTCCTGCTAACCCCCAAGCTGTTGTTCCTGTGTTTGTACCTGTCACTGTGAAATAAGCTTTAAACGTAACTGTTCCTTCATTCCACGATTTAGGAAAAGCTACAGTAAATTGTGCGTGTTCATCTGACCCTGTTGCAAAGTCTAAACATTTTAATTCAGGGCCGTTTGCTAATTCTACTTGCGTCAAGTCAGAACATCCGTTTGTTGTTTCAGGATACATAGCTGCGGCAGGTATCCATATTGTTTCTTTTCCTGCAACCTTAACAGCAGCACTAGACACTGTTGGTTGTTGCGTGAAGTTTACCACACCTCCTGATGATATTGCAAGGGCATCTGTGTCAGAAGCTGAACCAATATTGCCTGCGTCAGGTATTACAATGTTGCCACCTGTAGTCATTAAGCCACCGCCTGTAAAGGTGCTGTTCGCTATGAGAGGTTTATGAACAGTAACATCTGTATCGCCACCATCCATAATATCTGTTCCGTCTTCTTCTTGAAACGTAAAAATAGGTTGTCCATCTTCATCATCTAAAAAGAAAACAACATTACTTGTATTTCCATCCGCTCCAAAACATAATTGACCGTTAGCGTTTGAATAAATTACATTTCCTTGACCACCAGAAGCTGCAGTTCCTGTATCAAAGAATATCATAGGAACACCACCTCGGTTATTGCCAAAGAGGGATAAATCACCTGCATGCCCTAACCTCATAGTTGTTGCTGCCGTTCCAGAATTACCTGTTTTAAATAAAAGATCAGTTTGGTTAGTTGCCGCACTAAATGTCGCATCAGCCTCTGCTACAATGGAAGCCGCAGTTAAAACAGAATCTGATCCACTAGCTTCATCTGGAGCAGAAAATTCTATTGCACCTACTACATTCCCATCTACTACAGTAGTATCACTTGTTTGTAGTTTAAGTATCGCACCGTCTGATGTTTTGGCTGTAATATCACCACCTATATCAACCGCACCATTTATATCTACTGTCGTAGCATTTATTTCAATTTCAGTGTCTGAAACCAAGTCAAGCACACCGTCAGCAGATTGATGAATATACGTACCACTATCACCAAACTGAAGTTGATTAGTGCTGTTTAGTAAAACACCTGTATCAGCAACATGTGTTAATGTTACCTCTTGATCGTTACCTAGCTTTATAATACCACCATCTGCTAAAAACAGATCAGAAAACTCTGCACTTGCTGTACCTAATGAAGCACCATCAGCACTAGAGGGAACGATAGACGTACCCACTGTAGCTGTGTTAAGAACAGGGCTTGTTAAGGTTTTGTTTGTGAGCGTGTCTGTAGATACGAGAGATACTAATGTTGAGCTAGATCCTGCAGGAAGTGTAAGTGTATTTGTTACACCTTCAGAGTGAGGTTGAGCAATAACAATTTGACCGTGACTATTATCCTCACAATTAAACTGTATAGCGCCAGAGTTAGTACCACCTCTAACGGTTACGTGACCTGTTCCTTTTGCTGATAGATCAAGATCAATGTTAGAATCTCCACCTGTAGCAGAGAGTAATGGTGGATTTCCTGTTGCAGCATTTGTTATATCAAATTGATTGACCGCACTGCTTGTTGTTTGGAATATGATTTGCTCATTGCCGTTTTCATCTGCTATGAAGTGTGCATCGTCAATAAGTATATTGAAAGAGTTAGTGTCTAAGTTTGCACCTAACTGTGGAGAGGTATCCTCAACAATATTAGATATAGCACCAGATGAAGCTAAACCTGAAACTATAGCAGATCGTGTAATCTTTTTAAGACCACCGCCTGACGTATCTACCGCTAGGAATACATCATCATTAGCTACAGTAGAAATCTCAGAAAGATCCGTTACAGCTACAGGATTAAAGTTAGTACCATCTGCAACTAATATGTGTCCTGACGTATTAGTTCCCATTATGAGATCGTCACCTGTTATAGTCAAGTCACCGCCTACAACAACATCTCCGTTAAACGTAGCCTTTCCTGCGAGAGCCATATCAATGTCAAGCGCAGTTATAGCACTAGAACTATCTGTGCCTTTAATCGTAAAGTTTTTATCTGCTGTTGGAACGGTGAGTACAGCGTCACCAGTATTTGCGTTAGTAAGAGATATTAGGCTTACGTTGTTAGCATAAAAATGTATTTCGTCTGCAGTCTCAAAGTCTATTTTTGTTTGATCGTCTTCACCAATCTTTATGTCTGTAGCAAGTAGTGAGGTTATACCTGTTTGGGCTGCGTCAACTGCCAGTGTTACAGTAGTAGATGATGCACTTGAGGATAAGCCTGTGCCACCTGCTATAGTCAATGTTTCACTATCCAAGTCTATGTCAATCGTACCGCTATCAGATGTTACATCTAAATCCTGTGCTGTAACTTGTGAGTCAACATAAGCTTTTACAGACTGTTGGGTAGGAATTAAAGTAGCACTATCTGAAGACATATTATCTTCGTCTACAAAAGCAGTAGCTGTAATTGTTCCGTCACTTATGCTACCAAACGTGACTGTGCCTGCAGCCGTAATATGTCCTGCGGCAGACAGGGTAGAAGAGGCTACTGTAGAGTTAGGAGTAATAGTTAAATGCGTTACGTAAGTGCCTGCACTGTTTATGTCGTTGCCTAGTGTTAGTGTACCACCATCAGCAATGTTTAACTTCCACTCATCGCCTGCATCGTCACCTTCATCAGCCATTAAAGTAATAGCTAGTCCTGCTCCTTCTTTGGCTGCTATCTTTAATGAATCTGTTGTAGTTTCATCGTAGGAAACTTGAACGTCACTATCATTCCCAAATATTATAGCTTCATCGTCTTTCATCAGTATTTCATCAGAAAACTCAAAGTAGTCTTCGTCTTCCATCCATTTGATAACACCAGAATTAGTCTGACCACTCCACGTAACTGTTATGTCTGTGTCTGCTGTTCCTGCACCAAAGGTTATATTATGAGAAGTCAAACCTGATATAGGCCCACCACTATTATCATCACTATGGTTGTGTCCTGTTGTCGAATTGAAGGCCGCTTCTAACTGGTCAAACTCATTGTTAGTGTGGGCTGCTGTAATTGTATCACCGTCCGAATATGAGGACTGTCTAGTATAACCTGCCATTTATCTTCTCGCTCCTATTTGGTATTCTAATTGAAACCCTTTAAGTGAATAAGGTGATGATACACCACCGTCTGCTACTTTTAATGCAACTGCAAACCCTGATCCTTCTACCGCTTGTCTAACCAGAGGTTGACTAACGCCTCCATAGGTTGCATCTGCATATTTGCTTGTGCCATAAATTGCACCAATATCAGAAATGTCAAACGGATATGCTGCAGGATCTACTGAATCAGGATCGTTAAAATCATACCTAAGAAATAGATCTGCGTCAATCGTTGATTCAGGTTTGTAATTTATTAATATCCTCTGAAAATGCTTTCGTACCCCTGCATCATTAAATGTTAAATCAGGGCTTCTATACACACCATTTATTGCGCTAAACTGCTCTACTTTGCCTCCGTCAAGATATGGTTCAGGGATTGTATTATTTGCACCCCTAGTGCAATTTGCAAAAGTAGTAGATGTCACGCCTGTATATGTTATTTGTTCACTGCCTACATACAATGTTCCGCTAGAAGAAAATCCTGTTGTACTTCTTACTGTTAATGTCTTAGAGTGGTATGTAACCTTTTTATCGTCAGCATGAGCCGCAGCCGTTGTTCCGTTTGCTCCTCTGGTACAACCTGTAAATGATGTAGAAGTTTTACCTTCGTAGGTGATTTGTTCATCACCGATGTATAAGTACCCTTGATTATCGCCTGTGTCAGAACCATCAACAGCATCTGGAAAGGCTAAATTTGGACTAGAAGCCGTTGTACTATCTACTGTTATAGTCGTAGCCGTAGCCGTTAAACTACCGTTTAATAGTGTTTGCGTTTTATGAGAACCGTTTAAGTTTGTAACAACGCTGTCAAAACCTTTTCCTAATTCTTGTCTATAAATATAACCTATGTTGTATGAACCATGTAATACAATAACGTCACCTGTTCTTACAAAAGAATCAGTACAAGCAGGTCTTATGCCTTTAAGTTCTGAAAACTCAAATCTATTTCCTTCTCGTAACACACAAGTTATCCCTTTAGTATTATCCTCAGCAAGTGTGCTTTTAGAAAAAAATAAACGATATTGTGTTTTTTCAGGTATAACAAGGCTTACAAACTCATCAGAATCTTGTAAATTGTCATTAAAAATAGATTGTATAGGCGAACTAATTGTGCCTAGTTCAACGTCACCAATTCTAGCTGTACCTGCAACGGTACGCAAACCGTCAGGGCCTAGAAATATTAAGTCACCTGCAAATTCTTGAATTGTTTGACCATTAACGCAACCAATATTTCTGGTAACAGGAGTAACAGCAAAATCAGCAAAAGACGTTCCACTTAATTTAAATATTCTGTTCTCACAAAATATGAATAAACCATCACGGAAAACTTTAAGACCTGTTATCGTGTCGTCAACTCTAAAACTTCCTGCGCCCAACGCAACGGAAAAATTAGTTTCTTCGCCTATCATTGAAAATACCACTTCTTGTGGTGTAGCAGACATACCTGCATAAAACATATGGTCTTTAAAAGCTGTTACAAATTGTGCGCCTCTAACAGCAGGGGGAAACGCATCAAGCACATTCACATTAGCTTCGTGAGCCGCAGCTATTGAGCTAGATTGCGCCCTATTTACTCCTGTAAATGTCGTAGCAGTTTTACCTGCATAGGCAAATTCTTCTGTTCCAATTATTAGTTTTCCAGAAGAGTTAAAATTAGAAGTATCTTGAACGTATATAATGTCATCACCGCCACTAGCGTTTAATGTATCACTAGCAGCTATAGCTGTTGTTAAAATTGTAGCAGCACCTGTCGCTCCGTCTGTGGTACTATCAACAGGAGAAAAGCTTAGAGAAGCATTGCATATAACAGGGTCAAGATTTGCGCCTGATGTCATTATAAACTTATCATTACCGTCAAAATTGTAACGCTCGTATGTGTATATTCCTGAACTAGTTCTATCTGTACGTTTAGATGTAAAGTTTTCAGAAACGACATCATCAATCAAATGTTGAGCAGCAGTAGTGCTGTCTCCATCTGCATTGTTTTGCGCCCTTGTTACCCCTGTAAAGGTCGTAGCAGTTTTACCTGTAAAAGCAAAGGCTTCATTATTAATCTGAATAGTTCCAGTAGAGGAAAAACCACTAGTGCTATCAACCGTAATTGTGCCAGAACCTGTCATAGCAGTAGCTGCAGCAATATTTGCTCCTAATTCTGTAGAAGCAGATGTAAGTATCTTTTCTTCTCTGGCTGCAATAATATTATTATTAAAAGTTGCACACATAAGCACTTTTGAAGTACCAGAAGATGTAATAGGAACAACTTGGTTAATGTATTTTTTGTAACCGCTTATTCGTCTATACCCACCTGATACGTCAGGCTCAAAATTCTGTAATGTTAATGCTTCCCCAGGTTGCATTAAAAATGTAGAACGGTTGAGGACAAGACCTCCCTCACAGTTAAAGGCTTGAGGTTGTGTAGAGGTTAAATCAGGCATTTAACTTACCCTTGGCGATACATCCATAAAGGACGATGAAGTTCTAGGAATAAGTGTTGACCTTAAATAGTCAAACTTGTTTACTAATAGTGTTTGCATATTTTTAATGCCTTGTTCATACCTTGCAAAGTTAATTTGGTATTGTTGAGTTTCTCCTCTATATTGATATACAAAAGCAGTAGCACCATCAACTATTACCATGTCAAATCTTGCAGGTATAGATGTAGTGTCTGTGGTAGCGTCTAAATCCGTAGGAAAAGTATAATAATCAAACTTTAAAGTATATTGTTTTGTGGGAAAAGGGTATAGTAAATAACCATTATCCGCAGTTCGCGCAATATGTCGAGGTATACCACCGCCTGTAAATTGCGTGACCGTAGTTCCACTAGCGTGTGTTGCAGCCGTTGTTGAATTAGCGCCTCTAGTACAGCCTGTAAGATCATTACCTGTTGTACCTGTGTACGTAACTTGTTCTCCTCCAATATAAATAGTACCTGAAGAGTCAAAATCACTTGATGATGTAAGGGTAAGTGTGCCAACACTAGACGAATGAGAACCATTTAATGTTGTAGAAGCAATTTCATCTTCTTGCGTTATATAATTATTAACATAATCGTTGTACGCAAGTATGCCTAGCCTGCCTCCGCTAGTACCTAAATCACTATCTTTAACTAGTCTTACAGAATTATAATCAACAGTTTTTGTACTGGAAGGCAAGCTATATCTAACCACTCCTGCTGTCAAAGTTTGTGAGGCAGTAGCATGATTAAAAGGGTAGTTAAATTCTCTTTGATTTATATACCGTATGGATTCATTTACAGCATGTTTTGCTTGTACCTGTATACCTCTAGCTGATGACCAAGTATTAGCTGTTAGTTGTACTTCGTTTAATCGTGCTAAAGTTTTATTTACAAGAGTTAAATATGTTCCTGACATGTTATCTCCTTACTAAGATAACTTAGTCATCTCTAGTATGATCCAATACGTTTCTGTGTTAGCATGGCCTACTGTAGTAAACAAAATATCTCCAGTTTTACCACTTCCTGCGTTATTAACTAAACCACCAAACTCACTAAAGTTCCAATGTTCAGGTCCACCATCAGCTAAGTATATAGCTTCAACATTGGTTGAGGCATCCCATAAAACGCTAACAGACATGCCATTACATCTTGCCCATATCTTATCTATTCTTACTTCTGAACATGTAGTAGGATCAGTAGTGTCTACTCTTTGACCTGCAGTAAACCCACTAACATCTACTTTATTAACAGTGCTTTCTCCTGTTCCATCACTGGTATTGGTAAACTTCATCACAAGTTTGTGAGGTGTGTCTACTATCGTTTGACTTGTAACTGTGTCTGCCATTATTAATCCTTCTTATGTTAAAAGAGAGGGCAAATTAATGCCCTCCCAATTAGTAAGTTTAAGCTAGTTGATCTCTATCAACATCTGCAGCCTTACCAGACGCTCCAAGATCGTTACAGTCAATTACACAAGCGTAAGCTCGTAATCTTCCTGTAGCAGGAGCAGCACCTGCAATTTTGCAGTCAATCGTATCAGTAGATGACTGAAATTGCGTAAACAAGGACGCAGCACCTGTGGTAACATCATTAGACTGTCCGTTACTACCTTCAGCACAGAAACCTGTGGAAGTAATATC